CATCGATTCTTTCCATTGTTGGGACAGGGACATCATAGACTTGGACATTGACGATTCCGTTTTCCAGATCTTCGACCCTGTTGATCCTTTCGTCGCAGATGACTTGGAAAGCATCCGAAGGCTTAGCACCATAAAGAGCACCTTCGTTGTAAAGTTGACCCATGACGCTGTTGCCAATGGTGACAATCTGGTTGAAGATAACTCCAAAGCCATCAATTACTGAGAAGATTTGATTATCAAATACCCTACGGAGCGAACCATAAACAACGTTTTGGATGACGCGGGTGTTGACAAATTGTAACTTACGTTGTTCGGGGATAGCAGGGTTGATCCTAGTTCTTCCCCCCCAGATGAAAATCGCAGAAGAAGCATAACCAGGTAAAGTCCTAGCAACGTTGCAACCTCCGGGATTCAACAGGTTCTGTTGAGCAGAGTTGACAGAAAGTTGAACACTAACGGCATCGACAAGTTGATACTTAGTGCCAGCTGGGGGGAATTGGAACCCTTCTGAGCGATAACGTCTTAGTGCAACACCGGCCACATACGGGGAGAGGGGAATGTACTGACCCGCTGAATTAAGGATGTGTGGACCATAATAGGCAATAAATCCAAAAGCGTTAAAGTAGCGTTGGCTATCCTCTAGCAAGCGTGCTACATTATCGACACCGGCCTCTACGAATACGGCTTCTGGGACACCAGCATTACCTACCCCACGTAAAGCATCATCGATAATCTCAGTGGATGTAATGGCATCAAAGTTCCACAAATTGGTTAATGGTGTTTGCTCTTCGGTTAATACAAGTTCGACTTGTGAGCCATGACACACATGGCCAACGGAGGTCAAATCACCACCAAGGGAATCGGCAGGGATAACCACCCACTCATAATTAGAGCCGTTGAAGGCCACAGCAATACGATCACCAACAACTACTGGGGTTGTCCCATCAGGAGCCAAACCAGCGGCAGTAATCACGTCGAAGTAAACACCTGAGAGGTTAGTAATTCTACCTTGGATGTCCTCCTTACCAGAACCATTTAGCAGACCAACGGCGAGAGTGTAGGGTTTAGCACCTGATAGGATACCTGGGCCTGCGGTGATGGTGCCAACAGTAACTGTGAACAGGGTTCCGGAACCGATTACAGCAGTAGAGGCAGAAAGCAAACTTCCGGCTGTGTGCCCAAAACCAGTGGCCTTCAGAGTCACAACGGTAACAATCCCACCAGCGACAGTGATATCAGCCGTAGCCTCACTACCACTGCCACCTGTGAGGGGGACATTTGTGTAGATGCCATTGGTGTACCCTGTACCCCCGGTAATGGTGCCAAGAGTAGCGATAGGCCCCCTGGTAGCCGTTCCGGTTGGATTGTAGGAGCCACCATTAATGGCATCAATAGTTGGAACTAAGTATGCCTGCGATGTGAAATTTTGAGTTGTAGTCGGGGCGCAAATATAGTTTTGAGTTGTAGTCTGAATATCACCCGGGTCAACCAGGTCCAAAGAAGGCAGCCAACCGGCAGAGGTGGTTTCACCATACGGGAAAATTAACTCTTTACCAAGAACTTTAGAACTTCTGTTCAGGTAGATGGATACGGTGGGGTTGTCTATATTTGGTACCGGTGCTACAGATGCTCTAGCGGCCTGGCTTGCGACAATACCGCTGTTTAGACCATATTTCCTGGCTCTAATGAGTGGAATAGTGGTTAATTCAGCCAGGTTAACCGATGTCAGATTACCACCCAATACACCCGAGTATAAGATAGTCGGTGCTGTGGAAATCGATGCAGATGGATAAGTAACATAAGAACCAGACAGGTACCCCGTATAGCTGGTAGCTAGTAGGATAGTGTCATTATCCCGAACTTTGACGTAGTAGGGATTAATAGAGTTAGAGATCGTTGCCTTTAGTAAGGTTGCAGCCCCTGCCAAAACAGTCTGAGTAAAGAAAACCTTTTGGCCATTGACTAATCCGTGTCCTTTCAGTTCAAAAGCCGCATATCCCACAGAACCACCAGGGAATGTGTAGGAACTAATACTGGCAGAAGGGTTTAACAGGGTTCTTGAAATAAAATTCAGCCTGTAATCCCTAGTGGAAGCCTGTAAGGTTGCAGGTAGGTGCAGGGTGTTGACGTATGTAGTCTCACCTGTGGTGTTCTGAAGGAGGTTAGAGGGTTGTCCGCTGATTTCAACGGGCCAATTCCAACTAGAAACCCCATAGGTAACAATAGCTGTAGATCCAGTGGGAGTGCCAACCACATAAGCACCGTTCGCTGCAGCAACACCGGCCCCAATAAGAGCAGTTCCGCCAGCAGCTAGGACTGCAGTCAGTACAGAAGTAGCCTCTGAAGCTGTGGCAGTAATGTAGACGTATTGGGTGTTACCATCCGATGGGTAGGTGCCATACAGATTTGTATTATATGGTGGTGCCACGATGTAAACAGTCGCCGAAGTTTCACCTACACCGAACAACCCAGCAAAATCTGCACCGGCATTACTGATGGTAACTTCTTGAATGTCATATTTGACGGGCCAAACTGCGCCATCAATGTAAAATACGCCACCATCAGATTGACCGACTACAGATTCTACTGTAAAGACGGCAGGGTCTAGAAGACCAACCTTTTCACCAGCGGTTACTGATTCTGTAGATTGTTCTACGGCTACTTGAGGGTCATAGCCCGAAATCAAAGATTGATAAGGTAGACGCGCATAGGTGACATCGTTGCCAGTCCATTCGTAAATAGCATTGTCCACCAAATACTTCAAACCCATTACCAAATCTTCGGCAGGTTGGTGGGGGGCATAAGTTTTATACTTATTAATGTCTGTGACTAAATAAGGGCCGCTATCGGCGAGGGCCAACCACTTAAAGTTACCATCTTCGCAATGGGCAGCAGCAGCAGCTCCCACGGCAGTTCTACCTGCAGCATCAAACTGCGCATATGCAGTGGGCGATAGCAGATACCCCTGGTCTTGTTGCCCGTCAAATGCGGTTCTGATACACTGAACATAGTCTTGAGGGACCCTTTCCAGGCTAGTCTGGGCACAATCAATAGTTCCGACCACATAGCAATCGGTCATTAAGATTTTAGCAGCGCCTACAATGAATTGTTCAGGTACTACTTGAATGGTCCCATCAAAAGTTGTAGCTGCTAGAACTGCAAATCCGCTTTCTGAATTTGTCTCAGGGCAAAGGGTGTTTACTAGGCCCGACTCCCTAACATAGACGGAGCTGCTAATGCTAGGATTAGACTCAATTGCAGCAGCAAATGCGTTGACGATCGCAGATGAAATCTTACGGTTATTTACTTCGTCCCCAACAATGTAACCAACGGGAATAGTAACAGGGACACCAAGCCACTCGCCGTCGGCAGTATAACCAGTGGAGCCATCTCCAGCCACTAGCTTTTGGCCATTGAGGATCATTTGGATGTATACCTGGTCACCAGCTTCAAGCTGAGAAGGTAATCCAGTGGAATTGATTTTGGTGCCAGAAGGTAGAAACTCAATTTCAGCAATCTGAGTCGGTGTTCCTACTCTGACAACACGAACGTCCCCAACTTGTTGGGCATTTAGGAAAAGTTCATTTACACAATTATAGCTAAGAAGGGGGATTTTTTCGGTGGGTACTCCGCCTACTAGGGCCCTATAGTCATTCAGAGAAGTGATGACGACAGGGGCATTAAACGGAAAGCGACTTACTGGGACAGTATCCTCAGTTTCTACCAACATGTAAGCAGTGTTAAATGTTGCGATTGGCGCGGCTGTAATATTGCCAGCGACTTCGTTTATGAATGTACCAGGGGCCCCAGGGGTGGTGCCAAAAGAGAAAGTTGCCATTTTATATTTAGTATTCCCCCTTTACCTAATCCTCGTACCGGCGGGGATAACTCCGGTGGTGGTGCCCGTAGGCCAAGGATTGTTTATGGACAATTAATATTTACCCACCATTGAATCGACATCCTTTCTGGCCTGAATAGTAATGCCCCCCCAGCCAGAGATTAGAGGTTTTACCCTATTGGTTGCCAGTATCGGAATGAACACTAGCGGCTGACCAACCGTTGTTTCTTTCAACATCTCTTAAAGACAATCTGGTGTATCTTGATAGGGACTCAGCGTAAGACTCTTGAGAAGTGAAGGGGAAGAAGTCTCCCACAGAGTTTGTAACGGAGGACAGTACGGGGGATTGTTGTGTCAATCCTACAGACATAGCTGGCCCCGAAACACTACCCGGGTTAAGAATTGTCCCTAAAGGGGGATTTTTTACTACAGACCATGTGGGATTATTATCTAGAACTTCCCTATATGAGAGGGAATTTGAGTATAGGGCAAAACCCAGTCTTCTCCAGGTTGAACCAGATTGAAAAACTAGGTTTGCCATCTATCAGGTTCCTCTTTTTGCTTTTGCCATCAGGCGAGCACCAACTTCAGTACCACGAGTTAGGGGGAAGCCATTATCCCTAGAAACTTCCTTAACTTCGTTATTAAGTTGACTCGAAGGTACAAATGGGTCTACTTCCGGGGAGTTTAACCTGTTGGAAAGTTTCTCTTGGATGGACGCCTCGATGGACTCCTTAGTGGGTTTATCCTTAATGGCAGTGCTCTCGGCTGTTTTAAGGTCGATTACAGCGGGTTCGTGTGATTCGAGCGATTTAGGCGATTCGGCCCCTAAATTAGGGGATTCTGTGGGCTCTGGTGCCATGGCTACGGGGGGCTCAGGGGTTTCTGGATTGGGTGCAATTACAGCAGCTGGATTTTCGTCCCAGGCTTCATTTACGTTGGGGGTAGTTGGGTTATCGCCAACAAATTTACCGAGGGGGTCTTTAGCGCGTTGTCTTGTCATGGTTATTTAAGAATGTGTTTCCAGGCAATGTCAGATAGTTTGTCAAGGGAGCTATCTGGTACTCCCATCCATGGGCGGGCGGGCATTTTTTTAGTTCCAAATTGGTTGAACACCCCCCACGGAGTCGTATCGACTAAGAATCTATTACCCCAAGGTTTAATAGTAGCTGAGTCTTGCATTTCGCCAGTCTGCCTCAAGATTGGGCCAGCTCCAAACCCACTAGAAATTCTTTTCTTTATGGTGTTGGGGCTTAATTTAATCCAGGGTCTCCCTTCGGGGTCTACTTGAGACGGCCAATTAACCTTGTTATCATCTAGAAGGGCAGGGGCCCATTCCACTTTGGCGGGACCCCACCACCCTAATTTAAAGGGTTGCATAGAACCCGGTTCCTTTAGGGTGACTTTAATTTTCATTTCTTTTTCATTAGGCTCTCTTGTTCTTCGGCATATTTTTTATTGACTTCAATCATGGCTCTAATTTTACTCATAGGTTGAGTTTCCAACCAATCGATGGATGAATCCCACCGTTGTTTGCATAAGTGAAACGCTACTTCAAGCCAATTTTCCACCGACAGGATATTTTCTTGGAAGATAGTTGTCACTGCCCAGTCAATTAGTACTTTGAAAACTTTAGACGGGGTTTCATCGATAGCTTCGGTATTTAAGATCACCCTTAGAAGTAGCGGTAGGAAGCTCTTCTCATCATTTCTGAGGATTTGTGCCCTATAGAAGTCTTTGGGGGTTATCTCCCTAAGGTGAAATGGGCCCCACCCGTCTATAGTTACAAGATACGAAAAGTCGTCTTGATCCTCAATTAAGATTTTGGGTCAACTACAACTTCCCCCATTGCCTTGCCGACTAACTCACTGATTTTTTTGATGTCTGAAAGACGAAGATCAGCAATTTCGTCAAAGGAAATTTTATCCTCACCGATTGTTAATCGTTCGGCCAATAGAAAGCTTTGCTTGGCTTGTTTGAATTCACCAAGTTCTTCTTCTAGGTAAATTAAATCCCTGCCGGTCATTTCCCTAATTGTAAGGGTTCGGCCGTCAGACAAAGTTTCACTATAAGTCTCAAGCCCAGTGACTGGTGTAGCCTTTACT